ATGGGTGTATTAAACGAAACTAAAAAAGCCGCAACCGACTGGCATCGTGCGGACATCATCGCAGCCTTAAAAAAGAATGGCTGGTCACTACGTTCCTTAGCAGAAGAATGTGATCTGAGTTACAGCACACTCAAATCTGCGCTAGACAAATCTTATCCTAAATGCGAACGAATCATTGCAAATGCAATTGGCGTACCGCCAGAGGTTATCTGGGCAGGGCGATTTGCACAACGTAATTTTCGTCCAACATTATCGGGCAAGTTTTAATCATAAACAACTTTTAAGTTAAATAAAAGAAAAAAAGGACCGTTTATGAATAACTCAGTAATAAAAACTCACTACTCTGCAATGGAGATTGCTTCATTTAAGTTAAATTCTGCCCCGCATGCACACAAAAATGTACAAGAAAAAGCAAAACGTGAGTGTTGGATCGCACGTAAACGTGAAAGTCGTGGTGGTGGACTTGAATATGCATTTGAGAGTTTACCGCAAGAAATTCAAGCTGAAATTTTATTAAAACACTCAGAAAGCAAAGGTTCCGAGCCAACTCGTGGTGTAGCGCACAAAAACTACTTACCTGAAGTCATTTGGGCACCGTTTGACAAAGCCAGCGAAAAACAACGTGCAGAAGCACAACAAAAGCTCACTTTGTTACACAAAATTGATGATTTAACTCGCAATAGTATCAAGTTAATGGATGCATTAGACATGGTGGCGACCGAGTTTAATGTTGCCAAAGGCTCACTAAAAAGATGGTACTACAAAGTGAAAACGTTTGAACGCTCAGACTGGTTGCCATTGTTATTAGATAAGCATGGCACAAACAGAAAAAGTGCAGAAGCTGAGTTCACGCCTGAAGCGTGGGAATCCTTCAAAGCAGATTATTTCCGCAATGAACGCCCACAATTCGGTTCTTGCTACGAAAGATTAAAACGTGCCGCACGTGAACAGGGTTGGACTATCCCTTCTGCAAGTAGCGTGAAACGCAAAATTGAACGTGAAATTCCAAAAGTGCAACAAGTGTTTTTAAGAGATGGCGAGCATGCTCTCAGCCAGTACTACCCAACCATGCAACGCAGTGTGGCTGACTTAGAAGCCCTTGAATGGATCAATGGTGATGGCTATCAGCACAACGTGTTTGTTCAATGGCATAACGGCGACATTGTTCGTCCAAAAACTTGGATTTGGCAAGACATTAGAACACGAAAAATCTTAGCGTACCGCGTCGATTTAAGTGAAAACAGCGACACCATTCGCCTAAGCCTAATGGATTTAATCTGGAAATACGGCATCCCGAAAAAATGCACCATAGATAACACTCGTGCGGCTGCGAACAAATGGATGACTGGAGGAGTGAAAAACCGCTATCGCTTCAAAGTAAAAGAAGATGACGTGAAAGGGATCATTCCTCTGCTAGGTATCGAATTGTTCTGGACTTCTATACAGTTTGGTAAAGGTCACGGACAAGCAAAACCAGTTGAACGTGCATTTTCTCACGGGGGGCTTGGTGAGTTAGTCGATAAACACCCTAAATTAGCAGGGTTCTACACAGGGGAAAATATCTACAACAAACCCGACAACTACAATGGTGGGAAAGCAGGTGTGGACTATGACACCTTTATATTAGCGTTAGAAGATGGCATCCGTACCTTTAACGAACGAGAAGGTCGTGAAACCGAAATCTGTCAAGGCGTTTACAGTTTCAGCCAAGTGTTTGAACGTGACTATGCAAAAGCGAGAGTGCGTAAAGCTAGCCAAGAACAAATGCGTTTCTTAATGCTCATGAGTGAGGCAACTACCCTCAAGAAAAACGGCAAATTTACACTTGATGTTGGGGGTAAAGTCCACGGTGGTAAAAACGAATACGAAGCAATTGATCTCATCGGCTCCCACCATAAAAAAGTGGTGGTTAAGTTTGACCCTGCCGACCTACACAACAAAGTTTGGGTGTATTCATTAGACGGCATTTTCTTAGCAGAAGCTTTCTGTTCAAGTGCTAAAGCATTCGGTGATAAAGCAGCAGGTCGTGAACACGATAAAGCACGTAAACAATGGGTTAAAGCGCAAAAACAAGCGGCAAAAGCACAACTTTCTATGGATGCTCAGGAGTCTGCACGTTTTCTACCAGAGCCAACTTTTGAAGAAGAAATCCAACAACCTCAAATTATTGAACTCTTCCACACACAAGGCAATGCAGTGAAAAAGACAGAAGTCGTTCTTGATGATGAAGAAAATACATTCGAGCAAGGCTTATACCGAGGTCTTGAAATGATTAAACAAGAAAAAGGCATTAAATAGGAGAAATCAAATGAGCTTAATTAACCAAATCAATGCAATTAAAGCATCAGGAAATATTAGTCAACGTGATATTGCACAGCAAATCGGCATTTCAGCAGGTGCATTGAGTGCTTATTTAAAGGGTAATTATGCAGGCAATATAGACAACATCGAGAGTGCACTCACGAACTGGCTTGCGACACAAGAAAAGAAAGAAAAAGTCTTCGTAGAAGCACCGCACTTTATCGAAATTCCAACTGCTAAGAAAGTATTTGGTGCATTAGATATGGCACGCATTTTACCCACAATGGTCACTGTTTACGGTGCTTCAGGTGTAGGTAAGACAAAAGCCTGCCAAGAATACAAAAAGCACAATCAAAATGTATGGATGATTACCGCAAGCCCAGCAAGAGCAACGCTAAGTTCAATTTTATACGAACTTGCATTAGAGCTTGGCATTAATGATGCACCACGTCGTAAAGACCGCTTAAGTCGCCTTATCACAAAGAAAATTAAAGGTACGCAAGGTTTAGTCATTATTGATGAAAGCGATCACCTTCCTTATGACGCTTTAGAGGAAATCCGCATTATTCAAGAAGAGGCAGAAGTGGGCTTTGCCTTAATAGGCAATGACAAAGTTTATACGCGTATCCAAGGCGGTGTAAATCAAGCTCATGAATATGCAAGATTGTGGTCTCGTATCGGCAACAATTGTGGCTTAAAAGCCAGCACAAAGGGCGATATTAAAGCGATTGCAATAGCGTGGGGGCTAGATGTAACAGACAACGATTTAATGACAGTGCTTTACGACATTGGCGGCAAGGCAGGTGGTTTAAGAGCCTTAACGCAATATCTACGTCTTGCGGGAATGACAGCGAAAGGACAAGGCACAGTGATTACATTAGAGCTGATTTTACAGGCTCAAGCGCAAATGAAAGGAGCGAATTAATGAAAAAATATTTGCTGACTTTATCGCTACTAATTACGGCTTGTACAGATATAGAAATTTGTGATTGGCAATGTCAGAAAGAACAAGCAAACAGAGAGTGGAAACAAGAACACGGCGAATTTCAACCTAATCTAACACTAGAACAAGAGCGATATCTTGTTCAATTTTTAGCAGAAAATTACCCAAATGGAACTAAACCTTAATTATAACAGGAGAAGAACAATGGCTAAGAAAGCAACCAGAATGAAAAGTGCAACTCAAACGGCAATCTACCAAAGTCGTGATGAAGTGCAAATTGCAATTAAAGAAATCGGTGATAAACAACGTGAATTACAACGTTTAGCAACTGAAATGAATGATGAGCTTGCTGCTATTTCTGAACGTTACGCCCCACTTTTAGATAGTGTGAAAGAAGAACTAAAACCGATGCAAAAAGGTGTCCAGATGTGGTGTGAAGTACATAGAAATGAATTGACCGATAACGGCAAATGCAAAACTGGTTCATTCGTAACAGGTGAGGTGCAATGGCGTATTAAGCCACCTTCAGTCAGTATCAGAAATGCTGAAGCAGTCATTGAACTACTTGAAAGTTTTGGTTTATATCAATTCATCAGAACGAAATCAGAAGTGAACAAAGAAGCTGTATTAGCGGACCCACAAGCTGTTTCTGCTATTGAGGGAATAAACATCAAATCAGGTGAAGAAGAATTTATTATCAAACCTTTCGAACAGGAGGTGGTTTAATCAGATTAGAGCTAATTTAAACGCCTTTTAAAACAGGTATTAAGGAGCAAAAAATGGCAAAGCATATTGAATTAGATTTTAAAGCATTAAGCAAGCTAGCAAGCGAAGCTGAACGTGGTGGTGATTATAAACATGCGGCGAATTTATGGCAAAAAGCAGCATCATTAGCACGTAAAAAAATCAATTTTGAGTGGTGTACAAATCGTAAATTATTTTGTCAGAAAATGGCATTGCGCCTTTTTTAATGAGCGAGGTCAGAATTATGCCTAAAAAAATGAATTTAGACGATCTTACGCGTGAGATAGCAGCAATCATTACAAATTTTGAAACTGTACAAGATTTTGTACTAGATGGCGATATTGAAACAGCTGAAAGACTTTATAAGCTGAGTTTGGGTCATGCCAGAAAATTTGGTTATAGATTTAAAACTGTAAATATAGAAAAAACAATGGGTGCAATTTTTGACCCAAATTGTTGAGGTGGATTATGACAGAAACAGAAAAGAGATTTTTCTCAGTGGATGTATCAAATGACATCCATATAGTGAAACTGCATGAAACATTAGAGCAGGCAAAGCAAAGCTGTTTAGCTGGTGCAGTCGAGGCTCATGAATTCGCAGATGACATGTGTGATCATGAGGATTTTGCGTCGAATGATTTACCTAATGCGGTTTATGGTATCGTTGTGGGTAAAGCTGAATGCAAAGAAAAACAGTTAAGCGAAGAAGAAAAAGAAGACTATGGCTCTGATTTAGTGCTTGAAAAGCCAGAAATTGTTGAATACCCGAAAGATGATGGCTGGATTAAGTGTTCAGAGCGACTTCCCGATGACGATGGGCTGGTGATTGCATTTATGCCATCGCAAGAAGATGACTCAAATTACTGGATGATGTTTATAGGTAACTTTGATGGTGAGTGGTGGATTGATACAGGAAACGAATTATATAACCCTATGCATGTTTCACACTGGAAACATCTACCACAACTACCAATCGACTAAAACCCATTTACAGCTCATTTTTCAAACTCTAAGTGGGCTGAATAATGTGTTTTAACCTAAACGAGAAAACATCATGCGATACACTAAAGCAAAATATATTCAACTTATCCATATTGCCAAGCACAAGCTGTCAATTGATGAATCACCTTATCGTTCTTTATTAATGAATTTGACAGGAAAAAGTACGTGTAAACAGATGAAAGTTGCAGAGTTAGATAAAGTGCTAAGTGCGCTAGAAACGAAAGGTTTTCAAAATAACGCAGCAGGTTTTCACAAAAAAACTCATACTTCAAACTATCACAGTCCAAGTTCAGGAAAAGCCGTAGTCAAACACGATATTGCTTTAAAAATTCGAGCTGTTTGGATTGAAATGTCAAAACAAGGCTTTTTACGCGATGGTTCGGAAGAAGCATTAAATCAATTTGTGCGTAATGTGATCAATCCCATATTAAAGCCTGAAAAACTAATGGTGTTGGGTGTAGCTGCATTAGATTACAGACAAGGAATGATTGTATTAGAACGCTTGAAAAAGTGGCGTGAGCGAGAAATAAATAAATTAAGAAAAGGAGTAAGTGAATGAAATTAGGTCGTTGTCCCGTTTGCCACTCTGATATCAATTTAGATCAGTTACTTGAGGACGATGCGGGACGTGAATTACTCACAATTTTAACTCAGTTGAAATACGGTATTGCTCGTCCTTTGGTTAGTTATATTGCTCTCTTTCGCCCTGCAAAATCGGCATTAAATAATGCAAGAGCAGTAAAGCTAATTAATGATGTATTAAGTTTATTTCCTCAATCTCATTTGTTAGCCCATGCATTAAGCGAAACGGTGAACGCAGTACAAAATAAACGCCGTGAATATAAAAACACTGCCCCATTGGTAAACCATAATTATTTAAAACAAGTGTATGAAACAAATAAACCACATTTCTCAGGTGTTGGAGGAGGTAAAGCTGAAGAGCAACAACAAAAGAAAACAATATCTGAAGAACAAGATAAAAAAATAGAAGACGCCATTTTATACATAGATCGTATATATCGATTGGGGCAACCAGTTGAAAACTTAGAAGGCTACGATATTTGGAAAGCGTGGAAAGATAACAAAATAGGAGCTAAATGATGAGTACAAATGCGGATATTTTTGATGAAAAAGCACCTGAAATCTTAGCTGATTTAGCTAAACATATTGAAACTCAATTATTAACGAAAGTAAAAAGCAACGAGTTCAACTCAGAATTAGCCAAACAAATCGGTATTGAAGTCGCAAGCCATATCGCTCAAAGCTGGGGCGGTGAAGTGATTTATATACCACGTAATCTCGTCTTATTGCTTAGTGAACGTGATCGCAGAATTTTCAACGAATTTAACGGCTCAAATCACCGAGAACTCGCCCGAAAATACAACGTATCTATGCAATGGATTTATCAAATTGTGAAGAAAGTCACTAAAGAAGAAATTGCAAGACGGCAGTTTGATATGTTTGGCAATACGTAACTGCTAGAAGTGAGAAAAAACGTCCAGAAGGGCGTTTTTTTATTCATATTTATTTACCTTTTTGGTAAATAAAAAACATTGACTAATGTATTTTAATTCATTAAAATGCGCTTTAGATCAACTAGAGGAGAGTAATTATGGCACTTACAGAATTCGGCAAAGCGGTTCGTAAGGCAAGAATTGATGCTAACGAAACTTTGCTTAGCATGGCAAAAGAAATTGGTACAAGCCCTGCATTCCTAAGCGGAATGGAAACTGGACGCAAAAAAATCCCAGTTGAATGGGTAGAAAAAATTGTAGCATTTTTCAAAAGCAAAAATGTACAAACCGATGACTTACAGGAATTAGCACATATTTCTAACGATGCCATTCCTGTAGAGGGTTTGCCTTTACAACAGCAAATGATGGTAGCTGGCTTTGCTAAATCAGCAATGACCACAGAACAGCTCACAAAATTTGCCGAATTATTAAAAGAAATCCATTCAGAAAAAGGAGAGTAATGGATGAGTTTACAAAGTTTATTACATGAAATGAACGGCTTACGAGTAAAACCAATGACTAGAAATGAAATTGAAAAAATAGCGTTGCCACTTGCTAAGCACTTAAAGTTTACCAAATGGAATAAAGAACGTCAGCGTTTTGATGATGTATTGGAAAATGTGGCAACTATTGTCAATCTTGAAATCTTCTCAGAAGCAGAATGGAAGGAACTTACCCATAACTTCACTAAAGGACATTTTAGTCCAAGCGAATTTACCATTCGCATTCCTGAAAACACCTATATTCTAGCCTGCAAAGGTGACAAGGATTCACTCGAAGTTGTGCTACACGAACTTGGACACGTTTTTCTAATGCACCAAGCCTACTTACACAAAGCAGATGAACCGCCTACAATCAATGAAGATCCTGAATGGCAGGCGGACACCTTTGCAGAAATTATTTTAGAGGAAATGGGCTATTCAATTACACAAATCTCGCTAGATTTCGGTCGGTCAGAAATGTAAAAACCCAATCACAAGGACTGGGTTTTAGGATAGTAAATAATATTGGCGTATTAATTACTATGTATAGTTCTCCATCCGCTGTACACAATACCTGCAAAAGAAGAACACCTTCGAAAACGGTGGGTCATTATAAAACAAATTGTGCGGTATTGTCCATAGGTAAAGTGATGGTAACCTGAAAAATAAGAGGTAAGCTTAATGGCTATGACAACTTGTTCAAAGTGTGGTCGTGTTTGCCCTCTAATTTTCCGCTGGACGCGTGAAGACCCGCGTACTGGCGTAATTATTAGAGCTAAACATCGCCCTATGCCAATCCCGCAATGTGATTGTGGCAGATAATTAATAAAAACGTCCGAAAGGGCGTTTTTTTGTGGGAAAATCAAATAAATTAAGAGTATGATAAGCTTGGTCATTTTATCAATCTAAGGAAAATGTAATGAAAAAAGCATTAGTTTTATTAAGTGGTTTGTTATTGGCTGCTTGTGGCGATAAAGCCATCACCACGGAAGACTTAGTTTCAACGATGAAAGCAAGTGGTGTTGAAATTAACGATGTGAAAGATCTAAAAAATGATGAATTCGCAGTGAAAGGTTTTAAAGACCGTTTTGGTTTTTCTATCCCTGAAGTCGCACCTAAAGGCGGACAAGCCTTTATTTGTGATCAGAAAGAACAATGTACGCCAGTGTATACTTATTTCGATGCATTGAAAGGATTGGCTGGACCTTACTTATATCAATCGCCTAACGGGAAAGTAGTATTGCAGTTAAATTCAAAATTGAGCGTAGAAACAGCCAAGAAATTAGAACAAGCAATTTCTAAATACTAACTTCTTTAAACCACTTTAAAATCAATTTAAACCCCATTTTACTATACTCCAGTTATTAAGAATAACTTGATAACTGGAGTTTTTTTATGGCTATTCATCACATCGTTATCCACTGTTCCGCCACAACCAACGGCAAACCATTACGCACCAACACACAAAGCGCAGCCGAACGCATCGACCAATGGCATCAAAAGCGAGGATTTAAACGTAATCCTGCGCATATCAAACGCTTTAACCCACACTTAAAACACGTGGGCTACCACTTCATTATTGATACTGACGGCACGGTTGAGACTGGACGTGAGGTTGGTGAAACAGGTGCGCACGTCAAAGGTCACAATCAAAATTCTATTGGCATTTGTCTGGCTGGCGGCATCACTGGTATGGGTAAAAACCATGGTGAATATACACGTGAACAATGGCAAGCCTTGCACAAACTCTTACGCAATCTAGAAAGCCGATTTCCCAGCGCTCGTATTTGTGGACATCGTGATCTAAGTCCTGACTTGAATGGTGATGGCACTATTACACCGAACGAATGGCTGAAAGACTGCCCTTGCTTTGACGTTTGGGAATGGCTCGACAGTGAGCAAGTGATTAATGATGAACACTTATTTGAATAAGGAACATTATGAGTGCATCAATAAAAGTTAAATTAAGTCGGTCATTAAAAGGCAAATCCTTTCAAAAACTCAGCAATAACGCTAAGCAAAATCAACGCTTAAACAGTGGAATCACTGCTGCCAAAGCATTTTATCTATTATGGGAATATTAATGATGAAAAGAGAAATTCGAGGAATAACATTTTTTTCTTTAGTGTGGGAAATCATGATTTTTGGTGGTTTTATCTGTGCTAATGAATTTGCAATTAAAAACTTAATTCAAGCATATGAGTGGTTCTTCTACTTTATGACAGTGCTTGCTTCGTTAGTATTTTTTCTAGGTATTCCTGAAGCTAAATATCAATACACAAAAGCCAAATTTAATTTTGAAATTGTGACGAATACGTTACTTGGCATTATGTTGGCATATTACGGTTATTTTGTCTGCGCTTCAATTTTGACTTTTTTCGGATATGGATTAACAGCACATAATTATTTTATTAAGGAGTCAAAAAATGAAAAAGCTGAATGAACTTATTACTAACACAGATGGACGTTTATCAACAACAGGCACAATTCAATTTGGCGGTGCCATATTAATGGCAATTATTTTAGCGATTTGTGTGTATTTAGACAGATCTTATGTACCAGAGCTATTCATGACATTTGCAATCTTTTGTGGCGGAGGCGTCGCCACAAAAGGCTTTGCAAACGCGATGGAAAGAAGACAAGGAGGACGTGAATGAACTTACAAGTGATTGTTGTCTGCACAACATTTTTTATTTTGTTATGTGGTTATGTTGTCTTCAGGTTAAAGCAAGCACAACGACGAGTTGAAAAGCTGATAGAAGAAAATGCACAACTTCAAACAGAAAAAGCTGTTGCCCAAACACAAGTTAAACATCATCAAGTGAGAAAACAACATGAAGAAAACACTCTTGGCAATAGCCGTGATGACATCATTAAACGCCTGCACGCCCAAGGCGATTTACGTGACGAATAATAGCTGTGCAGGCTTTAGCATTATTAAAGCGAGTAAACAAGATAGTACAGAAACTTTACGTCAAATTTTAGTACATAACAGAATATACCGTGAGATTTGTACACAGGAACAACATAAATGAATGACATTTTAGATTTTATTCAGAAACACTGGGCAATTGTCATGGCAATTGGTGGCTCTGTGTGGACGTATTTTTGGCTAACTATGGACAGTAAATATGCGCGTAAATCTGACGTTTCAGACTTACGAAAAGCGATTGCTGAAAATGAAAAAAATCTTTCTGAAATTAAAGGTGAACTTCGTCATCTTCCCACTACAGCAGATGTTGCAGATTTACGTCTTTCTATTTCAGAAATGAAAGGCGAAACGAAAGCACTGAATGCAACTGTGCGTAGTTTAATTCATCAAGTGGAATTATTAGTAGAAAAAGAGGTAACAAAAGAATGAGCAACGATATTTTTACTAAAGATCAGCGTCTTGTGATTTTACGTTCACTTGTGGAGGCAGGATATGATGCAAATGAGTCTATTTTAGACGATTGTCTTGCATTATACGGTCACAATATTAGTCGTGACCTTGTACGAAATCATCTTAATTGGTTGGAAGAACAAGGACTTGTAAAAATTGAACGATTACAAAGCGATTTTATGGTAGCAACTATCACTCAACGTGGACTTGATGTAGCTAGTGGTGCTTCTGTTGTTGAGGGCGTCAAGCGTCCCAATCCACGCTTAAAACTCAATTAAATCATGTTTTAAGGAGGATTAAATGAGCGATAAAACTACACGTGGACGAGCGAGTAAAGTCGACTTATTACCGCCAAATATCAAGACCCAACTCGCGATGATGTTACGCGACAAACAATACTCTCAAGCACAAATCCTAGAAGAAATTAATGACTTAATCCGTGATTGTGGATTAGATGAGCGTTACTTATTAAGCCGTACAGGCTTAAATCGCTATGCAAACAGAATGGAAAAGCTAGGAGCAAAAATTCGTCAAGCTCGTGAAGTAGCTGAAATCTGGACAAAACAGTTTGGTGAAATGCCACAAACAGATATCGGCAAAGCATTGATGGAAATGGTCAAGCAAATCGCTTTTGAAACATCTCTCAAATTAGGTGAACAAGAAGGTGGTATTGAACCAAAACAGTTGGCGTTGTTGTCATCAGCAATCCAACGCTTAGAACAAGCCGAAAGCCTAAGCTATAAACGTGAGTTAGCGATTCGTAAAGAGGTCGCACAGCAAGCAGCTGACACAGCAGAAAAAATTGTGACCGAAGCAGGCTTATCAGCCAGCACTGTGAAAAAACTCAAAGAGCAGATTTTAGGTGTCACATTAGGGAATTAAGAATGGCATTGATGAACGAGCGACCACTCAATGTACTTGCTCCTGAATGTCAGGCATTCCTTGACTGTATTCATGTGTTTAATCCAATGGAGCTGTTATTAGGCTATCAAAAACGTTGGATTGCTGACGATAGCCAACTCAAAATCGCCGAGAAAACCCGTCGTTGCGGTTTGACATGGGCAGAAGCCGCCGACAACGCTTTAATTGCAAGTACGCGCAAATCAGATGGTGGCTCCGATGTGTTCTACATCGGTTCTAACAAAGAAATGGCGCGCGAATATATCGACGCAGTCGCCATGTGGGCGAAAGCCTTTAATTATGCGGCGAGCGAGATTCAAGAAGAGGTCTTTGAAGATGAAGATAAAGACATTCTAACCTACGTCATTTATTTTGCTTCAGGCTTTAAAGTTAAAGCACTTTCATCGAATCCTAAAAACTTGCGTGGTATGCAAGGTATCGTTGTGATTGATGAAGCTGCATTTCATGAATATCTCGCCGAGGTGCTTAAAGCCGCATTAGCGTTGACGATGTGGGGTGCAAAAGTGCGGGTGATCTCAACGCATAATGGCGCGGACAATCTATTCAATGAGCTGATTCTTGATAGCCGTGCCGGTCGAAAACGTTATTCCGTACACACCATCACAATCGAAGATGCCTGCCATGACGGCTTATATCAACGCATTTGCCAAGTAACGAAACAAGAATGGACAGCGGAGAAAGAACAGGAATGGATTGAAAATCTGCTTAACGATACGGCGAGTGAAGAAGACGCATTAGAAGAATATTTCTGCGTGCCTAAAAACGGGTCGGGTTTATGGCTTTCCCGTGCATTGATAGAACGTCAAATGAGTGAGAAAACGCCTGTGGTGCGTTTTGAGGCGAAAGACGGCTTCAGCCTTGTGCCGGAGCCAACGCGTTATAAAGAAATGAACGATTGGTGCGAAAAAACATTAGCCCCGATTTTGCAAAATTTATCGCCTAACTTACTGCACTTTTTCGGTGAAGACTTTGCCCGCAGCGGAGATATGACCTCGTTTGTAATTTTGGCGCAACAACAAAACTTAACAAAACAGGTTCAATTTATCGTTGAGCTGGGCAATATGCCGTACAAACAACAAGAACAAATCGTATTGTTTATTTTAAAACGGCTTCCCCGCTTTTCGGGTGGTGCGTTTGACGCACGTGGGAATGGCGGATATTTGGCTGAATCAGCCCGTGACGCGTTCGGTTCGCTTATTGACTGTGTTCAGCTATCAGAAAAATGGTATCGCGAACACACCGCACCGTTTAAAGCGGCATTGGAAGACGGTGAACTGGAAGCAATTCCGAAAGACGCCGACATTCTTGCCGACCTACGCTCGTTCCAAGTGGTGAAAGGCGTGCCACGCATACCTGATAAGCGGGCAAAAAGTGCGGACGGCAAAAGCAAACGCCACGGTGACACGGCAATCGCATTGCTGTTAGCACACTATGCAAGCCGTCAGTTGACTCAGTCGCCGGTAAAAGCCTATTCGCGTCACCCGCGCGCCAGTCGTAAAATGACCCAAGGATATCAATAATGACAGTGAAAAAACAAAATTTAATCGGCGTTATCGCCACCCGCGCCAAGGCTATCGACTTTTGGTCATTTATGCACTATTTGCCGAATCCTGATCCTGTGCTGAAAAAAATGGGCAAGGATATTTCTGCTTATCGTGAAATTTTATCCGACAGCCATGTGGGCGGTTGTGTGCGCCGCAGAAAAGCCGCAATCAAAGGGCTTGAATGGCGCATTACGCCGACGGGCAATGCAAAAACGGATGAGATATTGACCGCACTTTTCGACCGCTTACCGGTGAGCCAAATCACTAATCAAATTCTAGATGCAACATTGTTCGGTTATCAAGCCTTGGAAGTGATGTGGGAAAGTCAAGATGGTTTACTCTTGCCTGTCGCAGTGGTTGGTAAGCCACAAGAATGGTTTGTTTTCGATGACGAAAACCGCCTGATGTTGCGCACTAAAGACAACCGCAATGGCGACCTTGTGCCGGAGAAGAAATTCCTACTTGCCACCCAACAGGCGGACTATATAAACCCTTACGGACGCGCCGACCTTGCCATGTGTTTTTGGGCGGCGACCTTTAAGAAAGGTGGGTTTAAATTTTGGTTGGAGTTTGCTGAAAAATATGGGACACCTTGGTTAGTCGGTAAATATCCTCGTAATGCACAGGTACATGAAATTGAAGAACTGCTTACAAGCATGGAGGCAATGCTCGGCACAGCCGTGGCGGCAATCCCCGAAGACAGCTCCATTAGTATGCTGGAAAGTGCAAGCAAAAGCGGCTCATCCCAGGTGTTTAATGATTTTTTGCGTTATTGCAAGTCTGAAATCGCTATTGCGCTACTGGGACAAAACCAAACCACAGAAGCGGACGCCAACCGCGCCAGTGCCACCGCAGGTTTGGAAGTCACCCGCGATATTCGCGATGATGACGCAAGCCTAGTGGAGAGCGTGTTCAATCAGTTATTGGCGTGGGTTTGTGAACTCAATTTCAGCACGGAAACCTTGCCGACCTTTGAATTGTATGAACAGGAAAGCATTGACAAACTGCAAGCGGAGCGTGACGGCTTGTTAGCAAATCTAGGCGTGCAATTTACCGAGCAATATTTAATGCGCACCTATGGCTTTGAAGAAGGCGACATTGTTGTGCAATCAACCGATAAAAGTGCGGTGAAAAATATCGCTGATTTTGCCGAGCCTATCCCGAAATCTATCGTGGACAGTATTGGTGAACAGTTAGAAGTGGAAGGTGAAAACCATGTGGAAGAATGGTTACAAGCTATTCAAGACCAGCTATCACAAGCGGAAAGCCTGGAAGATTTTCGCCATCAGTTAGATAGTCTAATCCCTGAATTGAGCTTTGCAGAATATGGCAAGGTAATGGCGTGGGCATCAACCACCGCGCACTTTGCCGGTCGCCAATCCGTAGAAGATGAGCGTAAACAATGAGTAAGTTCACTTTTGAAGAACAGGTCAAGTATTTTGAGAAAAAACTCAATTTACCGACCAACAGCTACTTAGACGTGCTGGGCGAAGAACACGACTATTTCTTTATGGTTGCTGGAGTGAACCGAAACGAAGTGCTGACGGCGTTTCGTGAGGCGGTGGACGCCGCCATTGCCAACGGCGAAACATTAGAAGACTTTCGTAAACGCTTTGATGACATCGTGGCACAAACAGGCTGGCAGTATAAAGGCGGTCGTAACTGGCGCACGCGCATTATCTACGACACGAATGTGTACGGGGCTTATAATCGTGGTCGTTTAAAACAGCATTTAGACTTAGCCAATGTATTGCCCTACTGGGAATATCACCATCACGACAATGCGCACCCGCGTGAAGAACATATTGCTTTAGATGGCACGATTTTGCCTGCGACAGATCCGTTTTGGCGTTATTACTACCCAATCAAAGCCTATGGTTGCCACTGCACCGTCACCGCACACGATGAAGACGATTTGGCAGAAATGGGCAAGAAAGTCAGCCCATCGCCTGAAATTGAATGGGAAGAAAAACTGCTCGGTGTGCGCTCCGGCAATCCGCGCGTGGTGAACGTGCCGAAAGGTTATGATGTGGGCTTTGCACCGCATAATTTTGACAATATCACCCAGCCGCGCAATGTGGACGTTGATAAGCTGTTACTGCAAAAAATGACCACGGCAGAACCGCACTTAGCCAGCCTGCTGATTGATGATGTATTGAAAAATCCGAAAGCCATGGTGTTGCTTAATGGCGCAATGAAAGACATGGTGGATACCGTCAACACGCAAAAAATGGCGCGCGGCAATATGAAATATGTCGGCGTCATTCCGGAAAAGGTGATCAGCAAATTGGATGACTTGGATAAAGCCCCGCAAAGTGCGGTGATTGCCGTGCGGGACGAAGATGTGTTACACGCCTTGCGCGACAGTAAACAAAGCAAAGGCATTGCTTTGCCGGTTGAATTTTGGGAGCAGTTACCAGAAAAACTACGTCATCCGAAAGCGATTTTGCTAGACGACCAACAAAAACAACCGACCCTATTATTCGTGTATGAAACGGAACAAGGCAAGGTTGCGGTGAAAATGGACTATGAAATCAAACTCAAAGACGTATTAAGTGGTAAAAAACTACCACATAAATTAAACATGGTCAGAACAGCAAGTCGGCTAGAAGATTTAAGTGCGTTAGGACGTTTTGAAGTGTTATATGGAGAGTTGTAATTATTGCGGTGGCTCGCCTGATTCGAACAGGATAATGCGGGCTTTCGCCAAGCAACCTTTCCAGTAGGAAACCCCCACCGCATAACCAATATACGCCCAAGTTATTTTTTAATCAAGAGAAACCCATGCTAAAAATCACCTTAGATGACAATCAAGCGATTCAAAAACTCACGAAAATCGCAAGTCAATTGCAACGCCCGCGTGAATTGTACGGCGTGCTGGGCGAAACCTTGAAGAAAATTCACAAAGCACGCTTTGAAGCGGAAGTTGATCCGCAGGGTAAACGCTGGCAAGCCCTTTCGCCACGCACCAAAGCCTTAAAAATTAAGCGTAAAAAAAGCGGTAAAATCTTACGTCAAGATGGTTATTTATCGGATAAAACTGCGTATAATTACGACAATAAAAGCGTGGAGTTCGGTTCCGACGCCAAGTATGCCAGACTGCACCAATTCGGCGGTAACGCGGGACGCGGCAAGAAAGTGAAAATTCCCGCTCGTCCGTGGCTGGGTATTGGTGATCGGGACGGTGAAAAATTACTACGAAAAGCCACCGTACTTTTGCAACGCCAAATCAACCAAAATTTAAAGTAAACGCTAAAAATCAAAATAACGCCACAGATTCACGCTGTGGCGTTTAAAACATAAAATAATACAATTTATCATCTCAAAAAATTTAAATCGAATTTAAGCGATTTGAACCGCATTTAAAGCGTTTTAAATTTAAAGATAAAGTGTAATTCGTGTTTAACTCAAAAAATCCCCTCTAAACCTTTAAAGCACTTTAAAATCCAAACCCGCCATTTCCCCTTATGCTATCCCCAATTAACGCGAGGATAGCTCATGCAACTAATTGAAATTTTTAAAGCAGGTAAACGCGCCGACGCAAACGGCAATGTTGTGGAAATCACCACCGCCGATTTGCAACAAGCCGTCAACGCCTACAATGTCAATTTTCACGAATCCCCTGCCGTCATCGGTCACCCGCAACACAATGCGCCCGCCTATGGTTGGGTAAAACGCCTTGAACTGGACGGCGATGTATTAAAAGCTGAATTCGACCAAATTGATCCTGAATTTGCGGAAATGGTAGAAAAAGGGCGATTCAAGAAAATCTCTTCCTCTTTTTATCTGCCCGATAGCCCGAATAACCCTTGCCCCGGCAACTTGTATTTACGCCATGTGGGCTTTTTAGGGGCAATGCCACCGGCTGTAAAAGGCTTGCGCAACCCTGAATTTGCGGACAACGAACAAGGCGTGGTGGATTTTTCCGATTGGGCGGAAGCCAGCCTTTGGCGACGTTTGCGTGATTGGATTATCGGCACACACGGGCAAGAAGAAGCGGATAAAGCCGTGCCGGATTACTTAGTGGCAAGCGTGCAGGAAGAATCTATTCGCAACGATTTAAAGCGGTATCAACAAGACGAAGCAGACATGCCAATGCCGAGTTTTAATGAGCCGACAAACCCAACTTCAGAAAACCCTCAATCAACCGAAGGAGAATCCGAAATGACCCCTGAAGAAATTGAACAGCTCAAGGCAGAAAATGAAAAATTGAAAGCCGAAAAAGCTGAAGCACAACTTAACCAAGCCAAAGCCGACAATGCCGACTTTGCCGAAGGTTTAGTCAAAGCGGGCAAACTTGCCCCGGTGGCAAAACAACAAGCCATTGATTTGCTGAATTACGGCTCGACGACTGCCGCAGGTGGCGTGGTTGAATTTGGTGAAGGTGAAAGCCTACACGGCAAAATTAAAGCGTTTTTGGAAGCCCAACCGAAAGTGGTGGAATTTACCGAAGTGGCAACCAAAGACAAAGCGGCTGGCGCGGAAGACGGCACAGTGGAATATGCTGAAGGCACAAGCGCAGAAGCCATTGATATGGACAAAAAAGTCCGTAGCTATATGAAAGAACACAATGTGGGCTACACCGCCGCATTTAACGCAATCACTCAATAAGGAGCAAATGCATGACTGATTTATCAAAACAACGCGTGGTTGACCCGGTATTAACCGAACTCGCGCAAGGTTATTACAACGGCAACATGATTTCTGAAGTGTTATTCCCGGTTGCTGAAACACAAAAAGAAGGTGGCAAAATCCCGACATTCGGTCGTTTAGCCTTCCGCTTACAAACTACCAAACGCGAATTACGCGCGGCATCAAACCGTTTAACACCGGAAGATATTGGCTCATTGACTGTTGTTTTAGAAGAAAACGACATCGAATACCCAATCGACATCCGCGAAGTGAACGAAACCGAAGGTGTGTATCCATTGCGCCAATATGCAACCGGTGTGACACAAGATGTGATTGCGCTTGGTCGTGAAAAATATTGCGCAGGTTTAGCCTTAGATGAAGCGAATTACGACCAAACCAACAAAGTGACCTTGAGCGGTACATCGCAATTCACTGATCCGAATTCTGACCCGATTGGCGTGATTAAAGCCGGTATTCGTACAATCAAACGCACGACCGGTCGCAAACCAAACGTGTGTGCAATTTCCGGTGACGTGTGGGAAGTATTAAGCGAACACCCGAAAGTGCTGGATAAAATCAAATACGTGTCCACCGCAGTATTAACACCGGAAGACTTTGCCCGTTTAGTCAAAATTGACAAAGTGGTCATCGGTGAAGCAGTGTACGAAGAGAGCGGTGACTTAAAAGATATTTGGTCGAAAGCGATTGTATTAGCTTACGTTGCGCCAAAAACCAAAGAGCAAAAACAAAATATCTATGAACCTTCATACGGCTACACCGTGCGTCGTAAAGGCGGTTTATATGTAGATACTTACACCGAAGTGGGTGGCAAAGTTGAAATCGTGCGCACCACCGACATCCACAAGCCGTACATTGTGGGTAAATCAGCCGGTTACTTAATCAAAGGCTGTATTTAAACGCCATTCTAACCGCATTTAAACGCGCTTTAAGTGCGGTTGATTTTCAACTTATTTTAAGGACTGAATTATGACGGAATTACAGAAGCAAGCCTATTTGATTTCCGGTGCGATGGCGATTTTGCACAACGGCAAACGTTATGAACAAGGCGACAAAATCGAATTAACCGATGAAGAAGCGGAAAAAATTTCGCTTTACATTGCGTTAGATGAAGATGAAGCGGCGCGCCAACAAGCCGAAGCAGAAGCCGAAAAACAACGTTTAGCGGCAGAAAAAGCGGCACAGAAAGCTGCTGAAAAGGCAGCGCAAGAAGCAGCGGAAAAAGAAGCGAAAGCAAAAGCCGACGCGGAGAAAAAAGCGCAGGAAGCGGCTAAAAAACACGGTCAGACTAACAAAGATAAGGACGAGCAGTAATGTACATCTCGGTGCAAGATTTAACGGAAGTGATGAGTGAAAGCACGCTCATTGCCTTATCAAACGACACATCACGCGCAACGGAAGCAAACCAAGCAGTGCTTGCAAAAGCCTGCGCCTACGCGACGGAAATCGTGGATGGTTATTTACGCTCGCGTTATGTGTTGCCGTTAAGCCAAGTGCCGACACTTGTGCGCAATATCTGTTTGCAACTGGCGCGGTTTTGGTTGTATTCCCGTCGTCCTGAAGGTAAAGGCTTTCCTGACAACGTGAAAGAAACTCATGCGCAAGCCCTGAAAGATTTAGAGCGGATTCAAAACGGCAAGTTACACCTCGGCTTAACCGAACTCGGTGCGGCAGAGGACGACAATTTGCCGTCTGCCCTTAAATTCAAAGCGCGCGCCCCGAAAAAACTGGATTTATCAGGATATTAAGATGAGTGCCACACTCCCGATTTTAGAAAGCGTGCGCAAACGCATCGAAGACAAAACGGAACGGTTTGCCATCGAATTATTCCCTGATGATTTGGAACACTACAACCTCACCGACGAATTCGGTGCGGTGTTGGTGCAGTATGCCGGCTCGAAGTTTGAAAGCATTGACAGCGTGGATATTATCCAACAGCGCCGCATGGTAATGATTGCGCTCACTATTATTGCCCGCAGTCAGCACGACGACCACGGCGCTGTAGATATGCTTGACCAAATCCGCCTTGCCGTTGTGGGCTTTAAGCCGACCAACTGTACCGCCTGTAGTCTGGTCAGCGAGGAGTTCGCCGGTGAAGCGGACGGACTTTGGCAATATCAGCTCATGGTGCAAACGGAGACGTGGCAGGTTGAACTGCGCGAACCTGAAAATTTACCGAAATTTAATACCGCACTTTATCGCCGTGCGGATCAACCTAAATCCAAACAACCCTAGGAGATAATTATGGCATTTCATCATGGGACAAAAACAACACGCGTGGCAGGCGGTTCTGTTGCGGTGGAAACCGTTGACGGTGCAATTATCGGCATTGTAGGTACAGCCCCAATCGGTGCAGTAAATGAACTGACTGTGTGCCAAACCACCAAAGATTTTTCACAATTCGGCGTGATCTTAAATAAAGGCTTCACGTTGCCTGACGCCTTTGATGTATTGGCACGCTATAAAGCCGGTAAGGTGTATGTGGTCAATGTGTTAGACCCAACCAAACATAAAACCGACATAGAAAACGAAGTATTAACGCAAGACAGTGCAACCTTGCGCGCTCAAACTGCCCACGTGGGGCTATTAAGTTTGACCCTTATGGCAGAAGGACGCACCTTAGTTGAAGGTACGGATTACAGCGTTGATATGCAAACTGGTGACATCATGTTTAAAGCTAAACATAGCGAATTAAAAGCAACCTATGCTTATGCTGATCCGACTAAAGTGATTGAAGAAGACATTAAAGGCGGTATTGATTCGGCAACCGGTAAGCGCAAAGGCTTTGAGTTATTGCGCGACAGCTTCAACCTGTACGGTGCGGACGCGAAAATTTTAATTTGCCCTGAGTTTGACAAAACCGCAAGCTGTGCAGCGGCATTAGCTACATTAGCCGAACAGTTAAAAGCTGTTGCTTATGTACAGCTACCGAAAGGTACAAGCCTTTCTAAGGCGATTCAAGGGCGCGGTCCGCTTGGCACCATTAATGCCTCGGCAAGCAATGAACGCGTGCGCCATTTCTTCCCGTACGCTATCGGCTCAAACAATACATTGGAAAGTTTAGCTGTTCACGCCGCAGGGTTACGCATGAAAACCGATACCGAACAAGGTTACTGGTTCTCAACCTCTAACCGTGAATTGCAAGGCGTCATTGGCATGGAAGTGAAACTCACCGCCCGCGTGGACGATGAGCAATCGGAAACCAACCAATTAAACGCAGTGGGTATTACCACGATTTTTAATAGTTTTGGTACGGGGTTCCGTTTGTGGGGTAACCGTTCATCAAACTATCCAACAGTAACCCATATCATCAATTTCGAAACCGCATTGCGCACAGGTGACTTAATTGATGAAAGTATTCGTCGTACCGAACTGCAATACATCGACCGTCCGATTGATGAAGCGCTGATTGATAGTCTGACCGAAACCGTGGACACATATTTGCGTGCGTTGCCGTCCATCGTGGGTTATAGCGTAAGCCTTGACTATGATTATGATTTGGTGGACGCATTCAGCAAAGGTCACGTGCCGTTAGTTTATGACTACACGCCAAAAATCCCTGCGGAATTGATTTCCAACAAATCCGTGATGACCCGTAAATACTTAGTGAACTTGGTTTCACAAGGTTAAGGAGAAATAAATGAGTACAGCCATTAATCAAATTGTGAATGCCAACGTTTACATCGACGGCAATTCACTGTTAGGCAAAGCCAAAGAATTTAAACTGCCTGATCTTGAGTTTGAGTTCATCGAACACAAAGGTTTGGGTTTGCATGGCACGGTGGAATTGCCGGCAGGGTTAAACGCGATGGAAGGCGAAGTGATTTGGGATAGTTTCTATCCTGAAGTGCGCTCGAAAGCCTATAACCCGTATAAAAATGCACAGCTGATGGTGCGTTCTAATTTGCAGGTGTTTGATTCGCGCGGGCTTGCCGCTGAAGAACCGCTTGTCACGATTATGAATGTGGCATTCAACAAAACCACGGGGGGTAGCTTAAAAAATAAAGAAGCCACGGAACATTCCGACACCTTCAAAATTTATTCAATTAAGCAAACCCTCGGGGGCAAAGAGATCTTATTTGTGGATGTGCTTGCCAACATCTACCGCGTAAACGGTCAAGATGTGTTGCAAAAATACCGCACTAATATCGGTCAATAAAGGGCTGAAAACCTTTAAACGCCTTTAAAATCAACACAACCTCTAATGCGATATTCTCCTTTGTGAACGTTAAACAACATACTCACAAAGGAGTTTTTTATGTCCGAAACTATTCTCACCCTGAATTACCCTATCCAAGACGGGCAAGGCAATACCCTCACTGAATTAACCATCCGCCGTCCGAAAGTCAAAGACCTGCGCAAAATGAAAGGTGCAACCGAAGTGGAACAAAGTATCAATATTCTCGCTATGGTCACGGGGCTTGTGCCGGAAGATATTGACGAGCTGGATATGTCCGATTTCCAACGTGCGGCAAAAGTCATCGAAGATATGCAGGCGGGAAAGTCAATCTAGAAAGCCTAAATGCGGCATTAGCGGATTTGGCGTGGTGGTTTGGCTTTGCGCACAGTGAACTGGAAGACATGACGTTAGATGAAGTATCGCGTTGGTTAGAACAAGCCAATAGACAGATAAAAGCCAATTACACAAAAGCCGCTATTTAAGCGGCTTTGTTTTTAATGTCTGAATAGGGTTTGTGCCGTAGTGAATATGCCGGAGAGAGAGGTAATCACCACTTTAACCGCAAAAGCGAGAAACGCGCCGATTAATCCCCAAGGCAACACGAATAAAAAGGCGGAAACGGCAATCGCAATCCATGTCAATTTGTTGCTTTCGCTATAAAACGACAGGAAACGATAAAGGCTATAACCATAGCCTGAAACGGCAAATAAAAACACAACGGCTTGTGCATTTTCAATCAGTTTTTCACCTTGCATTTTTACCCCCTTAATTTAACTGGACGGGACTATAAACGATGTCAAATAAATTAGCAATAGGTTTAGTCATTACCGCAGGCGTTAGCGGTGCCATTAAAGGCATTCAGGGCGTTTGCAGCAGTTTTAAAATTTTACGTGATGAAAGCCTTAAAACTACGCAAAAGATGGGCGCATTGGCTAAAACGGGAATGGCAAGCCTTGGCACTTTGGCTTCATCAGCGACCGCCGTAGCGGGGACGATTCGCGGGCTTGTCGACCCCGCCATTAAGTTTGAAAGTTCAATGGCGGATGTGCGCAAAGTAGTGGATTTCGATACGCCCGAACAATTCAAAGAAATGAGCAATGATATTCTGAAACTTACCCGCACAATCCCAATGGCGGGCGAAGAAATCGCCGCTATTGTTGCCGCAGGCGGTCAGTCCGGTGTTGCTCGGGAAAATCTGCTCGGCTATGCCAAAGACGCGGCGACCATGGGGGTGGCGTTTGATATGGCGGCGGGTGACGCCGGTGCGGCAATGGCGACTATGGCGAATGTGTTGGGTAAACCGATTACGGAAATGGCGCAGTTCGGCGATGTGATTAACCATCTGTCTGATAATGCCAACGCTAAAGCGGCGGATATTGTCAATGTGATCACCCGCGTGGGTTCGGATACCCGTATGCTGGGCATGACGGAAAATCAGGCGGCGGCACTGGGTTCAACATTCCTATCTATGGGGAAAGCACCGGAGCTTGCGGCGCAGGCGGTGAAAGGGATGTCGTCTTCTTTCTTGCAATTAAAAGCCGGTGCGCATGAAAAAGAATTAAAAAAACTCGGCTTCACAACCAAAAGTTTTGCGGCGGCAATGAACAAAGACGCACAAGGTGCGATTTCATCGTTCATTGAGAAAGTGAAGAAAATGCCGAAGGATAAGCAATATCCGCTACTTGCGAAAATTTTCGGCAAACAATATGCCGATGATGTGTTGTTGCTCGCTCAGAATACGGAAGAATACAACCGCCAGTTGGGTTTGTTGCAGGAAACTGATGAAAACGGCAACTTAAAATATATCGGTTCCATGCAACGGGAGTTTGAAAACCGCAGTAATACTACAGAAAACAAACTCACTAAGTTAAAAAGTAGCCTAACCGAAGTGGCGACCAAAATAGGAAACGCATTTTTGCCGGTCATCACCGCCTTTGTGGAAAAAGTCACCCCGGTGATTTACAGCATTACTGAATGGGTGGAAACCAATCCTCAAATCATGGAATGGGTTTTAACCGTCGGTGGGGGTATTGGTGCGGTCGTGGGTGGATTGCTGACGTTGCATTCGGCGTTTTCTTTTGTGTCTGCCGGGCTATTGCCATTTATAAAAGCAGGTAAATTCTTAGGGGGCTTTTTAGGTAATTTTCTGTTTTCGGCGATCAGTAAATTATCCCTCGGCTTGGGCTATTTAATCGGCTATGTGATGAAAGGAGCGATGATGTTTGGTAAAGCGATTTTGATGATGAGCCGAGCGTTGCTTACCAATCCAATTGGCTTATTGATTACAGGCATTGCGGTTGCCGCGTATTTGATTTATGACAACTGGGATAAAATCGGTCCGTGGTTCTCCGAGCTTTGGCAAACCGTTTCAGGGGCGTTTTCTTCCGCCTGGGCAAGCATTACGAATTTCTGTTCGGAAGCCTGGACGAATATCAGCAATTTCTTCACCTCCGGCATTGGCAATATTACCGCAACCATTCTTGATTGGTCTCCGCTTGGCTTGTTCCAACAAGTATTTTCTACCGTGCTTTCATGGTTCGGTATTGATGTGCCGAGCAAGTTTAGTGATTTCGGTAAAAACATGATTGATGGCTTAGTAAATGGTATCAAAAACGCGTGGGAAAGCACGAAAGAGATGGTTTCAAGTCTCGGCGAAGGGATTAAAAGCTGGTTCGCGGAAAAACTCGGCATTCACTCGCCAAGCCGGGTGTTTAAAGGCTACGGTGTAAATGTGGTCGAAGGCTTGGCAATCGGTATGAATAAATCCATCCCGATGGCGGAAAATGCCTCCGATAACCTTTCAAGTGCGGTCGGTTTGAGCGGTGTTTCTCAAGGCGGTGCGCTTGCCAATTATCAGCCATTAAACCGAGGTGCGATTGCACAAGCGGCAAGCCAATCGCAAGGCATTACCGTGCATTTTAACCCGACTATTAACGTCAATGGCGGAGATAAAAATGGCGTTTTAAATCAGGTTGAACAAGGCTTAAAGATGAGTTTTAGCGAGTTTGAAATGATGTTGAACCGCGTGTTAGACCAACAAAAACGGAGAGCTTATTAATGTATTTCATGTTAGGAAATGTGGTATTTGAACCTGTTGATTTAACGGATTTCAACGAAAGCCACAGTGCAGAATTTGCCGAACACGCCGTACTAAAAGGCAAGCCGCGACTACAAGCCATGGGCGAAAAACTTACGGAATTAAGCTTTGCTATTCGGTTGCATCACAAAATCGGTGGTGTGGAAAAACGTTATCAAGCCTTGTTGTCCGCACAAACTAAACAGGAAGCCATGCCGTTGATTATCGGACGCGGCAAATATAAAGGCAATTTTGTGATCACCGATATTTCCTCTGCCACCTTGTTCACCGATAAGTTTGGCAATGCCTTGGCGCGTGAAATGAACATCAGCCTGCGTGAGTTTGTTGGCGATATGGAAGAAAACCCTCTGGGCGCGGCATTGAATCTTGGTAGCAACTCATTGCTTGGGTCGCTTTTGCCTGAAGGCGCGGTAAAAGCCTTATCGGAAGTCAAAGAGGTCGTCCAAAAAGGTGCGGAACTTTTTAACCAAGGTCGGCAAATCGTTGATGAAGTCAGAAATACTATTGCTATTGTGCGTCAATTAGCCGATGACCCGATGGCGGTATTGGCGTATTTGCCGGGCGTATTGGGCAATTTAGACGGCGCGCTAGGCAGTTTCGGCGAACTCACTGGAATGTCCGGATTGTTCGAAGGCATTCGTGACGTCTTGCCAGCAATTGGTGAGTTCAGCCAAGAAGCCAACGGTATTTATTCGGATTTGATGGTAATGAAAGACAGCCTGACTTTTGGCAGTCAATCTAACGGCAGTAACTGGAATGACTGGTTTACGCCCGCCGATAACGCACTAAGTGACATTAACGAACGCATTGATAATGCCGCCACACCCGTCGCCGCCATGACGGCATGGATTGTGCTACGCGAAGACGAGGAAGTAATGAATGACACAGACCGTACTTAAACACACCGTAAAACAAGGCGAACGGTGGGATAACCTCGCCTATTACTACTATGGTAACGCGCTGGAATTTGCGCGGATTATCAACGCAAACCCACACATTAGCCTGTGTGAAGTATTGCCTACTGGCGCGACCGTTTATATCCCTGTGTTAAACATTAAACCGACCAACAACGAATCCATGCCGCCATGGTTAAGAGGTAGCGATGAGTAATAATGTCCCAACGCCTGATTTTTCTATGATGTATGAGAAAACCAACATCACAGCAGACATTGAGCCGCATTTACTCGAACTGACCTACACCGATAATCTTGAAGGCGAGTCAGACGAACTGACAGTGTCTTTTGAAGATATTAGTGGCAAATGGATTCGACAATGGTATCCGACCCAAGGCGACAAGCTGAAAGCGGCAATCGGCTATAAAGGCGAACAACTCACCGACATCGGTGCATTTGAAATTGACGAGGTGGAATATAACTACCGCCCATCATATATCCAAATCAAGGCGTTAAGTACCGGTATTGCAAAAGCAAACCGCACATTAAAGCCGAAAGCCTACGAGAACACCACGTTGAAACAAATCGTCGGCATTATTGCCGGGCGTTTGAAGCTAAAAGTAGTCGGTACGATTAAACATATCCCGGTAAAGCGCGTCACGCAATATCAGGAGCGTGATGTGGAGTTTTTAGCACGCCTTGCCCGTGAATATCACCACAGTTTCAAAATCGTGGGCGACCAGTTGGTTTTCACCGACAAAGACGAACTGGGAAAAAGTGACGTGGTGGTGACGTTGGAAGAAAAGGATACAATCTCCATCAGCTTGCGCGACAGAATCAAAGACACCGCGAAAGAAGTGGATGTTAGCGGCTACGACGCCAACGGTAAAAAAGTCATTAAGAAACGCAAGAAAGCCAAAGCCTTGCGCGAAAACATGAAACAGGCGCAAACCGCAAGCGGTGATACATTAAAAGTTGTAACCCGTGGCGAAACACAAGAACAAATCGACGCACGCGCCGACGCCGCACTGGCGGAGCAAAACGACGACCAGACCGCAGGCAATATCACTGTGATCGGGAATCCGAAATTAGTGGCTGGCAGTACGCTTGCACTACGTAACATGGGGATTTTTAGCGGCAAATATCTGATTAAATCATCCCGACATAGCATTGTGCGCGGCGGTGGTTACACTACAAGTCTTGAGGTGCGAATGCTCGAATTTATCCCGGATGATTTACAAAACACCGGAGTGCTGACCGAACAGAAACCATTGGATACACTCAACGGCAAGCCTGATTTGCGTTATGTGGATGACCGCTTGTTACAAACGAACGCTGATGACTACGCCTTAGCACAACAACAGCGCCGTGAAACAGGAGTAATCAAATGATGAACACGCATAATTTTGGCGCAACGTATCAGGAAGGCATTGTGTCTGCCGTTGACCCGGCAAGTCATAAAGTGCGGTGCAAAATTCCTGCGCTTGAAGATTTGGAAACGGCGTGGCTTTCTTATCTCACGCCAAATGCGGGGGGAAATCAGTTTTACTGTCTGCCCGACGTGGGCGAATTGGTCGCGTTACTCCTCGACGCGCGAGGCGAAGGCGGGTGCGTGTTAGGTGCAATCTACAACGCGCAAGACCCCACACCGACAGCAAATTCCAATATCTGGATGAAAAAATTCAGTAACGGAACCGTAATTAAACACGACCGCACTTCCGGCAATGTAGAAGTGTCTGCCGTGGGAGACGTGTTGATAAAATCGCCCTCTAAAGTCACTATTGACAGCCCGGAAACCGAAACCACCGGAAACTTGCTTGTGAGCGGTTCCTTAACCTATATGCAAGGCATGACGGGTAACGGTAGCGGTTCGGGTGCAACGGCAACTATCAACGGCGAGTTGACAGTTAAAGGCGGTGATGTGAAAGCCGATAATATCAGCCTGAAACAACATAAACACACCGAACAAGGCGACGGCAAACAAACCTCATCAGCCCAGCCGTAATTCTTTAAATCAGTTTAAAATCCAGTCCACACATAGCCTTGTATCATCAAGGCTATGAACACACAAAACACACTCCTCACAACACATTGGCAACTTGCACCAAGTTTTGAATCTCAAGTGGTGCAAGGTGTTGATGACATTCATCAGTGCATTGACCATATTCTCACGACGATGAAAGGTTCCGATGTGTTGCGTCCTAATTTTGGCTCCGACCACTTCCAATATATCGACCAACCGGAAGACGTTGCCATTCCGAATATCGTGCGCGAAATCACGCTTGCACTGCAACGTTGGGAAAAGCGCATTAGTATTGATTCGGTGGACGTGGAAGGCATTGCACCACACTTTGAATTTGTTATCCATTGGTCGCTCACCGATGATGTGTATCGTGAAATCTATGTTACAAGGGTCACGCAATGAACAGAAATGAAGTAAAAGTCGTTGACGATAATGTTGAAGGCATCCTAACGGAAGCAATAGCACTCTATGAAAAACGCACGGGCAAAATCTTACAACCGGCACATATTGAACGCTTGCTGATTAATGTTTATGCGTTCCGTGAAAGTTTAGCGCGCCAAGGTATTAATGAAGCCTTTCGCCAAACATTTCCGCAATATGCGACAGGCTTGGCATTGGATTTATGCGGCGAAACTTTTGGTTGCTATCGTTTGCTGGATAAACCAGCTCGCACGATTCTACGCTTTAGTATTAAAGGTGATCACTCGTCCGTTTTAATCCCGAAAGGCACGCGCGTTGCCGTTAGCGATGAAATTGAATTTATTACACTGAATGATGATGTGATTACACCGCTTATCGCTTACGTCGAAATTGAAGCTGCTTGCAATAAAGCCGGTACTGCTGGCAATGGTTGGGAGCTTGGGCGCGTAAAAACACTAAAAAGTGCGGTCAATTTTGCGGGCGAAATCACCGTCACCAACATTGATGTGCCAAGCGGTGGTTTAGCGCGCGAAGAAGATGATGATTACCGCAAGCGCATTCTCGCCGCACCGGAAGCATTCACCAGTTGCGGTTCTATCGCCGCGTATGATTATCACGTGCGCGCCGTATCACAAGACATTGCAGACGTGAATGTATCTAACCCACGCGGCGGTTTAGTGCGCATTACCGTACTCACTAAAACAGGCTTGCCGGATAGCCGCTTACTAAATGACGTGAAGCAATACGTTAGCCCGGAACGTCGCCGTCCGTTATGCGATACCGTCGAAGTGATTGCCCCCACTAAGCGCGATTATCAAATCAACGCCACGCTCACATTATTAGACGGTTATCGCGAAGACATCGTTAAAACTAAAGCCCGCGATGCCTTGCAACTGTATTTATCCGATAAAACCAAGAAACTCGGCATTGATGTTGTGCCGTCCGCTATTATCAGTGCGTTGCGGGTGGAAGGCGTGTATGACGTGAACCTGATTTCACCAGCAAAAATCGTTGTAGGGGAAACCGAATGGGCAAACTGCACCGCCATTAACGTAGATGTCGCACCGGAGCGTAGCAATGGCTAATTTGACTTATGCGGACATCATTGAACGCGAGACCAAATACAAGGCTTTGGCGGATTTAAGCGGACGCATGAATGCGTTGGATAAAAGCAAAGTGATGACGACACTTGTCGAGCTGCTTGATGATGAATTCATCCCATTACTTGCTGAAAAATGGAGTGTAACCGGTTATGACGGTTCATTTTTAGCCGAAAACAATAACTCGAAACGCAGCTTAATCAAGGTCGCTATCGAACTGCACCGATATAAAGGCACGCCTTGGTCAATCCGTGAGGTGTTACGCCGTTTAGGCTTTGGTGAGGTAGATATTGATGAAGGCTTAAAAGCGCGAACCTACGAACACAAGTTTGTACAAACCATACCGTTAAGCGACAAATGGGCATATTACGCCATCCGCTTAAATCAACCGATTACAAACGAACAAGGGCAACAACTGCGCAAAATATTACGCAATTTCGCCCCTGCGCGTTGCACATTGGCGGTATTGGATTACAAATCCGTACCGGCGCGTTACAACAACAAAGCCCGTTATAACGGCAGTTATAACCACGGTTCAAACTAGATTTAAACCGAATTTAAACGACATTTAAGGATAGTTATGGCAAATCTTAAAGAACAAGAAAAGTGGGAAGACGGAGTTTATCAAATTGAAGAAAACGATCCTGTGCTTGGCGGTGAGAATGGCATTACGAATAAACCCATCAAACAATTAGCAAATCGCACAAAATATCTCAAAAAAGAGGTTGAAAAACGCTACATCGCACAAGATGCGTCGACAGAACAAAAAGGGCTTGTTCAACTCGACTCTAGCACAGATTCAAACGCAGAAGATAAAGCTGCGACACCGAAAGCTGTTAAAGCCGTTAAAACGTTAGTGACTGCTGTGAGAAATGCGTTAAATAATTATATTCCGAACGGCAAGAAATCAGATGCTGATAACAGCTCAAGTTCAGACACTATTGCGACGAGTTATGCTCTTAAAAAAGTGAGAGATGTTGCAACAACAAGAGCGACAGACACAGTTGCTGGACAAACAGTGCTGTCACATAAAATCAATGGTACTGATAAATCGAAAGCAGCATCTGAGTTTGCACTTGGTGAACTGAATAAAGAGATAGCAACGAAAGGGCTACCTGTGGGTTCAGTCATGGGTTTTGTAAACGGATATCGACCGAATGGATATTTGCTTGCAAATGGCTCTCGTTTTGATCCGCAAACTTATCCTGATTTATACATTGCAAACGGTAATAGCGATGTTTTACCGAATGTGAATTTGTCAAATATTGGAATGACATCATTTTTCTTCACAGATGACATTCCAGCAGGATGGATCCCTGTTGACACTATTCAAGATGTTGTTACTTCGTCATCTTATCCAGAATTATATAAATATTTAATTGAAAAATACGGAAATCTGTCAAACGTCCCTCGTGTTGAAGACAGATACGTTAGGAATGCAGGCGATAATTTAAATGTCGGTCAAGTTCAGGGGGACGCAATTCGTAATATTACGGGTGAGATTGATTTAACTACACTCGGTGGAGGCAATCAATTCTTAGAATTTGGTGCAGAATATAACGAGCAAGTATTTAAAGGGGCTTTAGCTCCGCAACCATCAAAATGGTCACGTTGGTCTCATGATCAAGATAACGGAACACATGTTCCACGAGGTTTTAAATTTGACGCTTCAAGAGTTGTGCCAACGGCTAATGAAAACCGCCCAAAAACATTAGTTCTTAAATTCTGTATTAAAGCTCAAGATATGCTTGATGGCATTAGATTCTGGGTTAAAGCCTTCGGTGTTGTTGAGAACACGGGAAGCATGGATGCAGGAAGATTAGCGCAAAGTATTCAATCTGTTCGTGCAGAGAAAGCTGATATTGAACACACGCATTCTTATGTTGACATAACAGATTTTAAAACAGGGGTAGCGAATGCATATCAACATCTTTTACAAGAACATGGCTGGCGCAAAAATCCGGATGGTTTTATTGAACAATGGGGAAAAACTGTACTGAATCCCGGAAGTGGGAATGGTACAGAGAACCCGATTAATTTTCCAATTACATTCCCGAATCAAGTATTAAACGTTGTTATGTCATATGCACTTATGACTGATAAACGCATAACTCAAGATCCTGTTTTAAGTGCTTTATCAGAAACAGGTATGACTATTCGCCAACAGTCTGATAGAAACGTAATCGTTTATTGGCGCGCTATTGGGAGATAAAAAATGTATTATTTTTGTAAAGAAACGAACGGTTTTTATATTAAAGGAATTCATATCATTAATAATGATATGACAGAAATCACAAAAGAATATTATGAAAAGCTAATTAACGGGCAGTCAAATGGTCAACAGATAGCGACTGATGAGCAGGGATACCCGATTCTAATTGATGCACAACCTTCTATTTATCATGAGCTGGTTAATGGTAAATGGATTATTTCTTTAGAAAAACAAACTCAACGTAAAAATGAATTTATTCAATCGCTTGTTGATAATGTTGATAACACAGCTGCGTCAATCATTTCAAAATGGACACGTTTTACTGAAGAGTATAAAGAACGTGAGGCGGCAGCGATTGCATTTAAAGAGACGGGTTTTAATGGCGAAGTCAGTATTTATATCAGTAGCTTTGCAACAGTCGCAGGTCTTGATAATAAGTCTGCGTCACTTCTGATTCTTAAACAAGCAGAAGGCTTGCGTGCATTACAAGAGCAACTCGCAGTGCAACGTATGCGTAAGTATGAACTTAAACATGAAGAACTTACAGATGAAGAGTTACAAGGTATTCATGACGATATTATTTCAAAAATGCAAACATTGGCAGAGGTACAACAACAATGAAAACTAGAATCTATTTAGCACTATATAAAGGAAAAAAAACAGGTAAAAAACCTGCCGCACTTTTGGCACGCTTGAGTGACTGGCTCACTCGTAAATTGACAAAAGGCGTGTATTCACATTGTGAAATTGCGGTAATGAAAGAAGCGTTTGTCAGCGGGCATCACTATGAAACAGAAGTGACGTACGAGTGTTATTCGTCTTCAATTCGTGACGGTGGCGTGCGCTGTAAAGAAATTGATGTTTCTGATAGCTTGAAGTGGGATTTAATCGAGCTAACTGATGTTACGGAAGCGCAAGTAAAACACTATTTCAATTGTACGAAAGGGCTAAAATATGATTGGTGGGGAGCTTTGGGGATCGTTTTGGGAATTAAACAAAAGCGCAGTAAGTTCTTCTGTTCTGAATGGTGCTTTAATATGATTAAAGGCAGTTATGATGGTTGGCGTTTCAGCCCAAATGCATTATCAGCAATATTTAAAAAGGGGTAAATACAAGAAGATAAAGTAAGCAATTGGCAGGTTTTTAAAAGGTATAAAAGAATAATTGTGAATGCGTCTGCAAGTTATAACGGCAGATATGAAGACAACTTAATTTATAAATTTTAAACGTGGTTTAAATATGATTTAAAGATAATAAAAAAACCGCTTAAAATGGGAAAAATCAATCTGTAACAATTTCTCACTTTAAGCGGTTGTATTTCTCAAATCTCGCGGCTGGCTACAGCAATAGCATCATGGGCATTAATAAATCCCGGGAGCCCCGATTTTGCTTTTTACATTGCATCTTAAAAAATGAATAACACCTACCAGTTCTCTACCGGGTTATAATCTGCCCAATAGCATTTTCTCTAGTTTTTCTTGATCTTCTGCAAATTTACAAATGCCTTCTGCTAATTTTTCAACAGCCATTGGATTGCTGTTATGTTGCCAATAAAACTCACTCTCTGTTAAAGGTTGAGGTCTATCTTTTAACTCGCCGCTGAATGTTAACTTACGAACAATTTCCCCTTCTCTTGTTTGTAAATGACTTAATAAAGTAGGTGAAATCGTCAAACGATCACATCCTGCTAACTCAATAATTTCATCTACATTTCGGAAACTTGCGCCCATGACAACCGTCTTATAATTATGTTGTTTATAATAATTATAAATTTGAGTCACGGAAATCACACCTGGATCTTCCTCAGCCGGATAATCTTGTCTGCCCGTATTTGCTTTATACCAATCTAAAATTCGTCCTACAAACGGCGAAATTAAATACACACCGGCTTCAGCACAAGCTCTCGCTTGTGCTTCAGAAAATAACAACGTCAAGTTACAATTAATTCCTTCTTTCTCAAGCACCTCTGCAGCACGAATACCTTGCCAAGTTGAAGCAATTTTGATGAGGATCCGATGATTCTCTATTCCCGCTTCATTATAAAGCTTGATCAATTTACGCGCTTTCTCAATAGTCGCTTGTGTATCATACGAAAGCCTTGCATCGACTTCTGTAGAAATCCGTCCGGGGATAATTTTGAGTATTTCTAAGCCGATATTAACGGCCAGTTTATCTTCAGCATCAACCAATTGCTGGCGTGGACAATCACTTTTTGTTTTCGCATAAGCAATGGCGTCATCAATTAATGGCGCATACTGCGGCAATGCAGAAGCACTTAAAATCAAAGAAGGATTTGTTGTTGCATCTTGTGGCTGATATTGCTTAATTGCTTCAATATCACCAGTATCTGCGACAACAATCGTCATACTGCGTAACGAATCTAATTGTGTCAT